CTAAAAATTGCGAATCAGCAACTCGTGGCGAGGCTTGACGCGGGTATCTGAGTCAGATCGGCCATTGGCCGCAGAATAGGTTGTTGTGACCCGCTTCTGAGTGAACCCCTGGAATAACTTGCGGATTTCAGGGACATCGTTCATCGATAGGATAAACTTGCCTGCCAGATTCGACAATGACGCCCGGAGGCGGATAAAGTCGCATGGCTTAAAACTGGTCGCGTAACCGGACACGCCAAAATATGGCGGATCGATGTAAAAGAACGTGCCGGGCCGGTCATAGCGCCGGATGCATTCGCAGCCATCCAGATTTTCCATGGTTACCGCCTGCAGGCGAAAGTGAACATCAAGCAATGTATCTTCCAGCGTCGAAAGCACGAGGTTTGACGCCCTGGTTGTGCCGGTTCCGAAATGACGGTTGACGGTCAGGCCGCCAAAAGACAGACGCTGGAGATAATAATACCGAACCGCGCGCTGGATATCGGTCAGCGTCGCCGGGATTTTGAGCTTTTCCAGTTCGAACATTTTCCGCGAGATGATCGCAAATTTATAGAACCGCAGGAATTCTTCCAGGTGGTTTTGAATCACGCGCCAGAACGTGATCAGCTCGGAATCAAAATCATTGATAACCTCCTGCCTGGACTTTTTTTTAGCGAACAGGACCCAACCGGCACCGACGAACGGCTCGCAATAACAGACGTGCTTGGGAATAAGCGGAACGATTTGATCAACCAGGCGGGATTTGCCACCATGATAATTTAAAGGACTTCTCACGTTTAACCTCATCGGATATTATGCCGGGGTTCCGTGTGGCGCCATGCCGGAAGGTAGCCCTGGCAAGGTATTGGATGTTGATAGCATCCAGTGGCGGAGGAGGAAAAGTCCTTCGTTTGCTTTCCGGTCTCTAAATTATGCTGGCCTCCTTTCGAATAGGTCTTGGGCGGCTGGGGCGTTGACAAATTGTTTGCCTTCGCGCCGCCAGCCTTCGGCGAGGGCAACGCGTTGTACGGTTCTGGCGCGAATTGCCAGGCAACGAATCCGGGAGCGGATCGAATTGCGATAGTGATTGATATCCTCGGCAACGGCCGGGCGGTAGTAACCATGGGCTGACGACACCACGCAGAACGGCAGATCGCCAACGTGTAACTCCAGGAACGCCTCCGTATCACGTCGGCAACGGTGTTCCAGGAGCGCGCTGATCTGCTCGATCGTTATCGCGCGGCCCGGTCCACGGCGGTCTTCGAGATCACGACGGAGGATTTCCAGTTGCGCAGTGTCGCTTTCCATCATCATTTTCGTTTCCAAGGATCGGACCAGGGAATACCGATAAGATCGAACAGGTCGCGCTCTTCGCGGACGGGGATTTTTTTATGTTTGTATTCCCCATTCTTATATTCTGTTTTTGTGAGGTGGCCGTCCATGGAATGATAGCCGGCCCTACACCAACCGGCAGCGAGGACATCATGGGAATAGGCGGCGCTGCCGGTGCGGATGGCAAAGATCAGGCCCCAGTTTTCCGGGCGGGCGATGAAGAGATCAAGGTTGATGCCGTCCGGGAGAAGGCGCTGGGTATATTTGCCGGTCGGTTTGCCCTTGACGGCAGGCCAGCGATCGACCATCGCGCAGAAGTCCGGATCCACTACGGTGTCACCGCCCTGGAACATGCCGGTCTCGTAGGTCTTGGGAATGCAGACGATCTCAATATCGCCGACCTCCGGCTTGCGCCGGCGGATGCTCCCGGCGATCTCGATCCGCTCGCAGAATGGCGCGAGTTCGGCTCGGATGCGCTCCGCGATTTCGGTTACCTGGTTAAGGTTCATGGGGATTCCGGTTGTGCTGGGTCAGCAAATACCCGCCGCGTTTCGGCATTGCGAGCAAATCGCCATCAGGCGTATGCAGGTAAACATGGCCGCAACTCGCCTGCTGCTGGCGATGCCGGCGTTCAAGTTCTCGTTTTGACAACGGCTTCTTTCTTTTCTTCATGGCAATCTCCGCCAGGCTTCGTCCATGGCGCGTTGCATTTAGATGCACCGTGCCGTGATGCTGCATTCAGTCAACAGCCGAACCAACCATTCCGGCGTACCAAGTTCCGCTTTTTGTTTTTCATTTTTCATTGGTTGCCTCTACGGCATTTGGCCGCTGAATTTGGGCGTTGGTCTTTAGTCGCTTTGTCAAAATGCACTCTGCAGTCTTTGCCTTGTTGCCCTTTTTTAATTGGCAGTTTTTTGTGACGACAACGGTCTCATAATTCCATGCGTCGCATGGGTAAAGCTCGCGGATTAGCGGCGAATCGTAATAGGTGCATACCACCGGCGCCGGCACGGCGTTGAGAAGGTGAGCCAGGAACACATGGTCAGCGCGGCCAAAGAAATGCGAATAGTACTGTTCGGTTCCATCATAGGGTGGGTCGCAAAAAAGGACGCAGTTCGTCTTCTGCCCGTATAACCTGACGACATCCTGATAATCCATATTCTCGATGCACGTCCCCCGAAAGAAATCTCCAATCTCATCCAGTTTCTTCAGCATGTTCTGGTAGCGCCGTACCTCCTTGACTGCCTGTCTGTCGCCAGTTGAGACGCTGAATCCGCCATTACGCGTTTTGCCTCCCCACGACAGCAGATGGCGGTACAACGTCGATCTGGCGCGTTCTACCGGGTCGGTGAGTAGTGCGAAGGAGAATCCACCGCGAAGATAAATGGCATAGTCGTCAGTAAAAATGCGGCGACATACCGGAGTCCAAGTCAAGCGCTGCAACAAATCGGCGCGCATCGCGAAATCCGCCATGCACCGGAATAGGTTTACCAAATCCGCACTCGCGTCATTGTACACCCTCTTTTGAAATCCTGCATTCAAGGTCACGGCTGCTGAGCCGCCAAACACGTCAACCAACGTGTCGGCACCTGTCGCGTGGAGGCGTATGGCAATCTCGCGCGCCATGCGGTGCTTACCTCCAATGTATGGCATCAGACTGATCATGATTCGTATATCCACATAGTTAAAACGGCATTGTGACTTCCTGTTTGTTAGCGGCTTTTATGGCATAGGCGAGGCGGTCTTTAAGGGCCTCGATAACACACCAGGCTTGGCCGCTGGTCAGGGCGGTCACGCCTATATCGGACTTTCCGGTGGCGTGGCAGACGATGCCGGCCAGGTAACCAGCATTGCATTTATCGTCCGGCAGCCACTCGCAGAGCTGATCCCAGAGCTGTTTGATCCGGTGATAATGCCGACTATTAATCCGGCCGTGTGGCCCCAGGCGATCACGCCAGTGGCGCTCCTCGCGGATATAACAGTTGTGTCCGATCGGATCCGGGACGTCGCCGCGCTCAACGCGTTCGAAGAGGACCGTTTCCAAGGCGGCCATGGCCTGGTCAAATCCTGGTTGAGTGAAATTGCGATCGGCAGCGGATCTCACACCGGCATGCGCATGCAGAATATCGCGGTAAGCCGGATCGCTCAGGTGCGCGGCGCGCGAGTATTCGTGGATGATTATTTTTTGGGTGCGGTTGAGCATGGCGGAATCCTGTTTTGTCGGACTGATCGGACGGATCGGACATATTTTAATCGGTTGCAGCACGGGCCTGGTCAATCAGGGTTTTATCCACCTTATAGACGGCCGTGTCGCCGGATACGATCTTGGCGCCGGGTATCTTTTCCCCGACTTCGAGCCGCTTTCGAATGGCGGTTTTAATCGTTTGGAACGCCAGTTCGAAACAGTCCTCGATCTTGTTTTCAACCAGGTAGCGTTCCAGGCGGACCTGGTTTTCGATCACCAGTTCGCTGACGGCCTGGAGGCCAAAGGATCCCATGCTGGTTTTGACCTTGCGCGGATCCGCGAACAGGTCTTTATGCTGTTCGATAAACCGCGCCAGCATGTCGCAACCGGCGGCCAGGAGCGCGTGTTCGTCGTGCGTTTCGGTCTCGTGCTCGGCCTTGAGTTTTGCAATCCGGTTTTCAAAGGAGGCGTCTTTTTTAGCGAGTGTGATCGTCAATAAGGCGACGTCGTCAAAGACACGCCGGGCCTGATCGAGGTTATGAATATCCATCCTTAAATCGGCGACTCGTTCCATGGTGATTACTCCTTTTTTCTGCTTTTTTTGATCAGTTGAAGCAGGTTGGTTACGGCATTTGTCCAGTTCTTACCGTCATGTCCGTGCCACCAGTGGCAGCCGGTTCCGTTGGTCCGGCACAGGCAGGCCATATTATTTGTATCGTGCGATCTTTCGGGATAAGGCTTTTGCGGATAGACATGGTGGACTTCGACGTCATTTGTCTCGCCGCACCAAGCGCAGGGCGCTAACGGGATGCCCCACCTGGTCATTTCGCCAATTTGCGTTACATGATGGGGGGCGCGATTGGTCGGTTGCGGCGCAACCGTCGCCGCGCACAGCGCGCCTCCCACACAGAGCGCCAGTAATAACGCAAGCAGATAATTTTTAATCATGAATCTCCTTATGCCGGCACGGCCACGGCGTCGGCGCGGTTGTAAACGGACGGATCGGCCACGGCGCCGGTGCGCCGTAAATGCGCCACATCGATGGCAGGTACCGGCAAGCCGAAGCGTTGCATTTCGCGGGCCTGGTAAGCCAGGCTGGGCATCTGGTCGCAAAACATTTTTGCGTGTGCCAGGGCGATCATAAAGCGATCAAAGGCCACGTCCCGGACCGGATCGGCGAACTGCAGATTGGGATAGAGCTTATCGAACTGTTCGCGCAACAGCACGGCCCGATTCTGGATGTTCTGCGCCAGTTGCTCTATTTGAACTGAGGCGGCGCGGATGGCGGCATCATTGATGGTGGTTTGTTTTGGCATGGGAATTTTCCTTTATTAAAACGGCCCCATATTTGCACGACAGGATTCACATAAGCGGTGGTCGCGCCCTACTCATACAGTTGTTTCCGGCCTTTCAATTCCTCCACTATTTCGCGGGCGGTGGCGATGATGACCTCGTCGGTCAGGTCGCGTCTCTTGGACTTCGCGCGGGTCCATGACTCGTTCAGGATGTCATCCACGAGGCCAAAATGGCCAAGTTGTTCACGCTGGGCGAGGCTGTGCAGAAGCCGCACGGCCTCTTTGCCTGGCTTGTAATACCGGGCCATCAGCGCGGCCACGTCGTCCTCGACCACGTCCTCGACCGGGTCAATGGTAAGCACCTCGTTGCGCATGCGGCCGAGGAGCTGGCCGACATTGTATCCGGCGCGCCGACGGAACCGGGCCAGCTCGTTGAGCATGTCGCTATTGGTTGCGATCAGGACAACGCCGCGCTCGCCATCGGCGAAGATATCCGTGCGCAGGTAATCCCAGAAATCGCGGGCCGAGGCATCCACCCAGGACCAGACCAAGTGCGCTTCATCCACGATAACCAGGTCACAGGCTTCGAGGGCCTGCTTTATCCGGATGCGCTTCTCGCGGAGCTTAACGCTATAGGGGATTCCTAACTGCTCGGCCAGGGTCCAGATGAAGTCGCCGGCGCCGTGGCGCGTGCCGCCGGAAAGCCGTGTATAGACCGTGCGCCCGGTATTATTCCGCTCCGTGTATTCCATGGCCGCGCGCGTTTTGCCTAACTGCTCCGGCGACCGGATCACCTGAATTCGGCGGATGATCCGGACCTTCTCAAACACGGTCCAGAGCGTCTTGGCCAGGCGTGTTTCAACGAACTGGCGCAGGCCGCCATAGAGTTCCTTCTGGCCCAGGCGCCAGAAGAATTTGTCAACCCGTTCCGCCAGGGCGGAATAGTCGCCGTTGTATGAATGGTTGAAACACTGGCTCAGCACGCCTGCCGGGATATTCGTCTGGTGTCCCAGGGCGGAAATACCGAGGTGGTGTTTGCAGGCGTAGGCGTGCAGAGCGAGGAACTGTTTGACAACGTCATCTTCCTCGCCCGCGAATATTCTACGGATATCGTCCTGGGTCCGCTCCTTGAGCGGGATCCCTACCAAACTGTTTTTTTCGTCTTTCATGGGTCCTCCTTTTTAACGTTGTGCGACCATGCCCGACCTTCTACAGATCAGAAATCCAACGGGCCTCCTTTCTTTTCTGGTGCTGTGTTTAGAACGGCGAGTTGTTCCGCCATGTCTTCGCCGCGGGCGAGGAGGCCGCGGCTTCGCGCGCGCGCTACGGCAGGGCGCGCGCGTGAATTTGACAGATTTGACGGATCCGACGGATTAGCCGACAAATCAAACCGCGCATCGCGGGTGCGCTGGCGCGCGGAAAATGCCGCGATGGCGGCGGTCTGGCGATCGGCGCGGGCGGTAAGAGCGGGGTTGCTGATCTGGGTGACCATAGGAGCAGACGGACCGCCCGGAGGGCGGCCCCTACCTGCGGAAAGGATGGGATTCGCCAGGATGCGCGTCATATCAACCACCGCCTGGCTGCCGGAGGCCAGGACCTCGGCCATAAGCTCCTCGTATTTATTGCGTTTACCGGCCTCGATCCCACGCTTGACTTCGATCAGATCGCCTTCCTGGCCGGCCTTGGGCATGCGCCAGGCATCGACACAGCGGCCAAGTTCGTGCACATAGGCCACACGCGGGCACTCCGGGAGTTGGAATGCCGTGACCTTCCGGCCGGCAAACTCCTGGACGCCGGCGTCAAAGCGGCCGTAGCCGAAATTGTTGAGCGTGAATCCGTTTTTGCCAACGGGGACCAGGTAACCGCGATGAAAGAAAAGAGGCAATAATTTTTCGTCGAGCGTTTTAATTTCGGTCCGGCCACCGCCGGACAGGTGTACGGCATATTCGTTGGGGCTCATGTGCCGGTAGCGGATTGTGGTCTCCACGTCGGCGCCAGGCGCCAAGTGGCCACTTAACGCCGTTTGCGTTGACGTGGCGGGATCAACCATTTCCGGCAGAGCACTATGCGGCGTGTCATTATAGAGTTCCATCGCGGTTGCGACTCCGGCTTGCCACTGCGCGGGTGTCAGACGAATCTGCACCCGGCCGGCCTTGGCCTCGGCAAGGAGGGCGGCCTTGATTGTCTCGTGGTTGGCCGGCGCGGTATCGCGCTCGTCTCCGCCGACCTGTAAAACGTGGTCCCAGTTGCCCGGCTGGTTGTGCAGTGAACGCATGGCGCGCTCGATCACGCCCTTGCCGGCGGCGTGTCCGCTGGCCTGGTCGGCGAATGCGCCGGCATGGCGCTTGCCGCCATCCATCGACGTGCGGCAGACCTTGACGTCCAGGGACGTAAGCAGTTCTTCGAGTTGATCGTCACAGGCAACCGCGCCGCGCTCGAACCGGATCTCCGCCGGGATCCCGCCGGCGGGATTGGCAAAAGCCAGGCCGAGCAAGGCCTTGACCTGGTCGCCAACAATCCGCGTTTCCGTGGTGATCACCGCGATCCACTGCCGAGTGGATACCCTCATAACGGCATAGGCAAACGGACGGATGAAGCGCTCATGCGACCAATTGAGTCCGTAGAAATCCTGTGTCACGTCATCGAGTTGCCACTCCTCATTATAACCCATGTTCGAATAGTCGCGCTGGATGTCAGGGGAATGCTTCTGCCGGAAAGCCGCCACGCCATATTTGCCGAGCGTCGCGGTAAAATGTTCCGGATCGCGTTCGGTCAGGCGGCGTAGCAAGGTGGCATAGGATACGTCCGGGACGTCTCCAGGATATTCCTTTTTCGCGGCGGCAATCCCCTTACGGAGATCGGCGCGGGGGTTCTTTATTGACCAGGCGTGGACGATATTAAGATAGACCTCCGGGATGTCCTTGCGTTTGCGCCCGCGCGTACCTTTCCAGGACGGCACAAGTGACATCAATCCGCCTGGCATACTGCTGTTCCAAGCAGTATGCCAGGCACGAAGCGTACCGGGCGAGAAACCGGCAAGGGTTACGACCTGGTTGTGTTTGCGGAGTTTATTTTTCGCCAGGCGCTCACCTATATGTATAGTGCGGCTTTTAGGGTTGGCCCTGTAGGCGGCGCAGACCTGTTCAGCCGCGACGGATTCCGGCAACCGGCCGCGCAGCTCTATATACAGGCGGACGGCCTCAGCCCGGAGATCCGCCAGAGCCAGGTCGTCGGGCGCCGGCGAACGGGAGTGATCCGGCGGATGGGACAGATCGGACGGATTAGTCCGGTCGGCAGCCAGGCCGGGGTGACAGCTCGCGTGATATAATTTGATCGGCCTGCCGCGCTCCTGGGGCTGGTACCGGATCAGGGCCGGATCCGTGCCGGAGAGTTCCCGGCGGGCGTGGCGGTGTGTGCAGTTCAGGCGAGCGGCAATTTGCCAGATGGGCAACCATTCTTGGCTGTCGTCCGTCGTCTGCCGTCTGTCGTCAGTCATTGGTTCAGGAGCCATGGATTCTCCTTAATTCGTTGTATTTTTGTTCAACCTTTTTCCAGTATTTGAGAGTGGATGCCTTCTTGTTCCCGTGCGGCCCGCCGTTCCAGATCCGGGCGTAGATTTCTGGTGTGGCATTGCGGGGCACGTGCATGGCCAGATAAAGCCGGCAGATGCGGATGGCCGCGAAGTGATCGAACGCGTCCGCGTGCGTATAGGTGGTGCCGTAGTATTGGTTGACATCCGCCACCACGCCAGCGTGGATCTGCAAGACGCCCAGGGCGCGCCCGCCGTCGCCAACGGCGCCGGCGTAACCACCGGACTCGACAAGCATCATGGCGCTAATTAATAGTGACGTGAGCATGGTTAACCTGTTATCTTTCCTATGTCGTTCTGTTGCTGGTTTTTCAACAATGTCAAGGAGTCCATTATGAAAACATGGCGCGACTGGTTAAACTTCATCGCGGTCGAACTAAAACGTTTTGAACCGTTCCAGAATTTGGTTGTCTTTGTTCCAGAAAAGTCCCCGTATGAGACCGCAAAAACGATTTACGAACGCTTGTTACAAGAGAATGAAAATGGTGTTGAAATTGCTCTTTTTCAATTTGAAGACACGGGTCAATGGGATTTGAACTCAATGACGGACCGTGAACGTTATTTGATATTTGAACGGTTCCTGTTTGCATTTGAGTTTTTAACGGCCCTGACTACCGAGTATGAGCGCGGCGGCCAGATCGTTCCTGATCCTGACCCCAACACGCCGCCAAAATTAATCAAGCGATGGCTGCTCTGCGGAATTTGGGATGCTGTGGGCAAACGGAACTGGATGAACAATCAGTTCCTGCACCACGAGATCGAGATGTACGAGCAAACTTCTTTGAAAAAGCCTGCCGATTCCGTGTGATTCTTTCCTGCAATTTTGTAAATTTCGGATTGACCGGCTTTAATTTGCCATAGCGTGTCTTTTCCTTGATCCGGTATTGCTCCGCTTCAAACAGCGACCGCATTGATTCCGAGAGGACTTGTTTCGATTTCTTCATGACTTTTCGTCTCCTGGGTTGGGGTTTATTTGCCTTTATGGTGTGCCACTGCCCGAATCGAATTATTTTTTGCTTTTACTCATTATTGCTCCTTCTTTTGCCCGACCTGGTTACGGTAAATAGTTGGAATTTGACCGCGCCGCCAATACGATGGCCTTTAATAACGGCGCCGCGCGGCTGGCGCATGCCCTCTGCGCGGTATTGCATAAAATTGGCGTCATTGGCGAGCAGATCGCCGCCATTGAGCCATTGTTCGCGCCCGCTCGCGCGATCCCAACGCCAGAGAACGCGCTGGCGGATACGCACGGTTTTAAGACAGGCCGCAGAGGCTGAAGCATGGCTCCTCCTTTTTGAAAATATGATTTTGCGAAAATCCGGGACTGAAAGCTTGAAAACCGCCGCCAGCTTGCGCTCCAGAAGCGGCATCGGCTTGCGCCCGCTGGCGTAAAGGCGTATGTTCTGGCGCGTGCATTTCAGGGCGCAGGCGAGATTGCTGACGCTCCATTCGTGTGCCTGGCAGAGGCGGGCTAATTTCGGGTTTGATATTCGGCGTGACATTGTTATCCTGTTCGTATGAATCCCGAAGAGTTCAATCCGGTCGACTGGAAAGAGATTGAAATATTTATTTGCGACATGATGGCTAATTTGCCTCCCTATAAGGCGCCGGATATTTGCGGGTACAATGGGGATGAGAAGCGGAAGGAATTGGATCAGTACCAGGAATTATCCGATCGTCATTCGTTTGAAACCGAGAAGGTCTTGCGCAAATTTTTAACGAACGGATGTACATGGCCGCGCTCGAAGGGGATCGTTTATTATTTCGTCCGGCGACGGCTCGATTTTGCGCGAGATGTGGCAAGTCTGTTTCACGCAATGCAGGGTACGTGCGTCTCAGTATGGCTACATAATGACTATACTCGGATTGGAGACATTGCGCTCGCCGTTGCAGTTGATTTTTGGATTTCCATAGACGGCGAATTTTGGTCAACATTCCGCGCACGTTACGCAGCACCCGACGGCTGGAATCAGTATTCGTCTTAATTTTCATCGCCCGCCCTCCTTTGTAATTTTGTTACCGCCCGTTCTCATGCCCCGCTCCCTTCGATGGGTGGACTGCTTTGCTCCGTCAGGTGAATTACGCCGCTCTCGATCCGCGCCATGATCGGCTTGGTCATTGCGCGCGCATAGGTGACTCGATTTCCGATTTTAGTGCGACGCTCGGGACCGGGATGCTTTAAATACATGTGCGCATTCTCCGGATGGGTTGCGCGCATACGGTCAAGATCCTGCTGGGCTTCGAAAAGGCGCTGCATTGATTTGGAGAGAACTACCGGCTTTTTGTTTTTCTTCATGACCCCGCCCTCCTTTGTTATGTTGCCCGCCGCCGTTGTCTCACGCCGGCACATCTTCATTCATGAACTCCACTATTTTCCGCGTGTTTAGCCGATACGATGGTCTCCGGCCTCCTATGTTTTTTACTGGCAAGAATCCCATCCCAATCAGGTATCGCACATGTTTTTCAACGCATCGCATCAGCTGCGCCGCCTCGTCCGTCCGCAGCCATTCATGCTTCAGCAATTCGGCGTCGGAAGAAGCACCCGTCGCACCACTCATGACACGCCCCCTTCCATCGGTTTTCGCTTGTGCCTGGTTTTTCATCGGTTAAACTGGCTGCCAGTTAAAAAGGAGGTGTGCCAATGACCCTAATACGATCATTAGAAGGAATGCTGCGAGACCTGCAAAAAGCCATATCCAACTCGTTAGCCACAGGGATCGTATTATTGTTTTTAGGTATGTTGTGGCGGTTTTTTGTTCCTGTGCTTGCCACAGTGTCTGAATTGTCTGATAAAAAGTTTCTCGTGCAAGTAATAGCGGCACTATCGATAATATTATTATTAAGTATTTCATGGGCATTCATCCTCCGTTCGCGTCTTCGCACGGCGTTAAAAACCTCCTATGGTTTCGATCCGCTTTATGGCTGCCTGATCGATCTTAAAACCAATCGCAAGCTCTGCCCAAAATGCCGCCATCCGCTGATGGATATGAGCGGCCTCTTCAAATGCGCCGCTTGCGGCGCCGGCTGCCTTAAACTTGGTCAGCCTTGATCTCATGCCCTGCTCCCTTCGATCGGTTGGTTGCCTTGCTCTGCCCCGAACTACGCTATACGGCGTCGTAACAAGTTCGATAGCTGGATTGCGAAACCCTGGCAGTCATCTAAAAACTGTCTTGCCTCAATCATGGTTTTTATGTTTTCCCGCTGGATGTCCGCCAGCCGCATCTCATCTCTAAATCGCCCTTCCATCTCCGTTGCCCGACCTGTTGTTTTCCGCGTTACCTTCATGACAATCCTCCTCTATTATTTTGTTTGCTATCCGCCGCCGCCGTTGTCTCACGCCGTCACATCTTCATTCATGAACTCCACTATTTTCCGCGTGCTTAACCGATACGATGGTCTCCGGCCTCCTATTTTTTTTGCCGTTCGCCGCATTTGCTACTCCACTGGATGTTTCTCTTCGAATTCCACCACGCTCTGCCACGTTATCCCTATAGATGGTCTTTTGCTTCCGGGCGTCCGAAAATCCACTGCAATCAAACAGCCGGTATCAATCAGGCGCCTCACATGTTTTACGCTGCGGCTCCAACGTTTAGCGACTTCGTCAAGCCGCATATATTTTCTACCTGACAGGCCAGGATAGAAACGCGCGCATTTTGTTTCCGGTGCCTGCAATATAATATTTTGCGGTCCCGCCCAACGGCGTTTCCTTTCATCAAGACTTAATCTTTCTGGCTCTGGGTGGTCGGCCAGTTTTTGATTGCGGACGGCACGACTCATTTCTTGATGCCCTCCCACTTTTTTTGGCGGCTTGCGTCGCCATATAAATACTACCTCGTAATTCTTTGGCCAAAAAAAACCTCACTGCCTCTCTGACCAAGTAGGCCATAGACGCTGTTTTTTGCTCGGCGATTTTGCGTAATTCCCTGAATTGACAAGGAGATAGATAGATTGTGAGTTGTCCGGGCGGGGTCCCGGTCTTTCTGGCTTTGGAGACTCCTTTTCTTTTCATGGCACTAATATATACTATGTAGTAATTTTGTCAACAACTTTCTTTAACTTTCTTTTGCGTTGATTTCTTGTTAGTATTTTGTCAAAGGGAGGGGCAATGTATGCGCGTGGAAATTTTACACGATAAAATCGAGCGGGTCATTGCAAAGCGCGATATGACTTATAAGGAAGTTGCGAACGAGATTGGCGTTGCTCAACCAGTTATCTCCCGAGTGATGAATAAAAAACAGAGCTGGGTATATCCCGATGTTGCCGATAAGATTTCTCGCTGGCTGGCGAAGAATGGCGAACCGCTGGAAAAATCGGTGGTTAGCATGATAGCCTCAAACTTCAAGGAAATCTATGTCTTTGGGTTGGCTCGCGCCGCCACTATGCCTAATCCTCCGGTCGGCGATATTCCGCCAAGTGTCCATGAAACCGATCTGCCATCCATCGTATGGGCGACGACAAATAGTCATAAACATCTGGCAGGTTTCAAGGTCGATGGCGCCTCGATGGAACCCACCCTCAAAGCCGGTTGGACTGTTGTCTGCGATTGTTTTCCCACGGATTTCCATAATGGCGATATTGTCGTCGCAAAGTTCGATGATAAGGCAGTCCTCAAGAGGTACCGTCGAGTAGGAGACATGATTTCTCTTACCAGCGAAAATCCATCCGGTGAATCGTTCGACGTCCACGCGGCAAAAATTGATTGGATGCTGAAGGTGGTAGGATTCCAGGGGGGTATATGACATTAGCCAAGCTATCTCGCCTTTGCGTTATTTTTTCGCTCCTGCTTATGGCCGGGATCGCCCTATCCCAGAGCGAATCCGAATATCAGCAAGTTACTCTAAAATCGGGGCAAAAGCTTATTGGCAAAATCAAGTTTGTTGGGAATGGCGCAATAATCACGATGACAAACGGGATAACAAAAACCTTGCCGTCATCACAGATTGACACATGGGATCCCGTTAAATTAGGCGCGGATAATAAAGGCGGCATCACGATTGAAAAAGTGAACCTCTTCCCGGATAAATATATTGGTCAAAAATTTGTGTTTTGTAAGTGCGAGGTGCATTGCAATCTTGAGCCGTTCGGCAATACGGATTACTTCCTTCTGCCTGTCACAAAAGATGGGTTTTACGTTGTTACTGTTCCGTCTGATAATCGCATCGTGTTCGCCGTTCGCCGCGCAATGGCCGAGAAAATGGCCGATGATTTAAAGGGTGGCTATAATTGGCCGAACTGCACAATTTCTTGCGTTATCACAAAAATGGGCGATTATTATTTTGCCGTCGTCGATCGCCTTGACATCTACAATCGAGGCGGCACCATCGGCACCACCTATATCACTGAAAAATAATTTGCGATTGTTCCACACTGTTCGTCCTCTGTTTTCCGTCCTCCGTCCCACGCTCCGCACGATCTCCCGTCTGTCAAGTCCCCCACATGAATTTATTTTTCTAAAATCTGTCTGCCTCTATTCCGTAAAATCGCATTCCGATCAATTCTACCAGCGTCCAAACCCGCTTTTTGCCGCCAAAACAGTCTGAAAAGATTTAGGGACTGGTGTGGACAGGTGTGCTCACGCCTTTTTCCGCCCCGCGCTATTCTTGTCTCACTTAAAGGCAAGGTGTGTCCTCCGTCGATAGGACTGCGGAGGATGAACCTCCATCAGAAAGTCCTGCCCTCCGTGGCGTCGAGGTAGCGCTGCGGAGGGCAGGCGATGGAAGGTGAAAACGAAAGGGAGGCGAGTCATGGAACGGGAACAGGCAATTCAGGAAATCAGCGCGAGGCTGGAGGCGGAATCTGAGCGGTTTTTGCAGGCAGGGCCGCCTTACGACGAGACTGTGTGGAAGTATTTTCTGCTCGCGATTCGCGGATGTGCAGGTCTTCAAGGCGCGCTATCCGGCGCTCGAGAGTTCGGCACGTATCCACGAGCAGATCGAGCCGAGCAAGCGGACCAAACACATCCTTCAAAAGCTCCCGGTGATCGCGCCGTTGGCGTTGATCCAACTCCTTGTACTGCTCCAGGCACTTCTGAAATTCGCGAAATAACGATTCAAATTCCGAACTCATGCTGGAAAATTAACATAACCGCCCGGCCATGAACAGCTCAAAAAACATATCGAAGGCTGGTCCCGTCTTCGCCCAAGGGGCTACGCCGGGCAGGCCGGCGGCGGTCAAACGTCTGTTTTGTTGGTCGGGAGGTGGATTGCCTGGTCTCGATATCCACACCGGGATCTGGCGCGCGCTGACCGAGCTGGAGATTTTTCCGACCGCCAACGCGGGAACTTCCGCCGGCGCGATCATGGCGGCGTTCTGTTCCGCCGGCATAGCGCAATCCGGTATCGAGCGCATGCTCCGTAGCCTTTCGGATTCCGATGTCCGCGCCGAACGGTTCGCCTGGAAAATACGCGCGCCCTGGATTGATTGGTTCCTGGAGAACGCGCCGATCCGTAAAATACTGGAAGCTAAATTACCGGATCGGTTTTACCACCTGGAAAAACCGCTCTCCGTTGTCGCCACGCGCGTGCGCGATGGCCGCCAAACGATCTTTTCCGGCGACCCATGCGCTACCACGTCGCCCCGTTGCGTGGCGCTAAATGCTCAACTCTCCACGTGCCTCACGGACGCCGTCCTGGCCTCGATGTCGATTTCCGGCGTCTTTCCGCACGTCAATATCCTCGGCGAGGATTATGCCGATGGCGGCGTGCGCGCGAATTTGCCGTTGCCTACCAACTGGCGCAATTACGACGAGATTTATTTACTGATCGCCAGCCGGCCGGTGGAATACACCAACAAGCATGGCATCCTGGCGTGCCTCATGCTCAACCTGGATTGGTACGCGCTTGACCAGATCGAGGATACCGTCGCGCTCCTGGCGGCCGAGTATAAAAAGTTGCGCGGCCCGCGCGTCCACATCGTCTGGCCCGCGATCGGCCGCGACGCCGGGGCGCTTCGATTTCGCCATGAACTTATCGACCAGGCGTACCAGCAGACGCTGCAGCAATTCAAAGGGATCCGGAATGCGACATGACAAAAAAAATCTGCTCGATGCCATCCGCGTGATTGTGAACGCGGCGGAGGATATTGCCGATCACTGGGACAAGGAGCAGTACCGGGAAATCAGCCGGGACGTCGTTTGTTTTGTGGATCGCCGCGTCGGCCGCCAAGCGGCCACTTGCCCCGGAGCGGGGCGACGTGGGAAATTCCCCCGCAAGTCTTTTTTACCGCCAATGACCCGCGAGAAAATTCTGACCGCGATTCTGCTCGTCACGCGGACCGGCATCGAGATCGTCCAGGATTACCAGGGCGGCGATTATCCGGGCATGGCGAAAGACATCGTTAAATTGGCCAAACGAATCACGGCGGCAACGCAGGGTTAATCACGGAGGTGTTGAAATGAACGCGCACGAATTAGTCGTCAAGGGATTAAAAAAGATCATCGCGTCGGATAAAACTACGGATGAGTTTCGCAAGACCTGCCAGGAGCTTCTGGCCTTGCTCCAGGGGGAAGATTCGGCGCCGACGCCCGTGCCTGAGCCGACGCCCGATCCGGATCCCGCGCAATATGCGCTTGGAGTAAAGCTTATCGGGTGGGCGGCTCCATGGAAAATCTGCTCCATTACCGTCCTGGATGATGGCACGGTCATCATCGGTATTTGCAATAATGAAAGCCGAACGGACTCCAAGTTAATCAGGCTTACAGATGGCAAGGAGCTGTATTCCGGCAATGACGAAACCATCGGCGAGGGTGTGCCTTCGGCGGATGGAAGCAAGGTCTACTTTGCCGGGGAATGCGGAAACCTGCTCGCCCTTGACCGCGCAACGGACGCGGTCGCCGTGGGGCCGGCCCTGAAATACTCTTCCTGCGTCGCGTTGGTTCGCGGCGCGGCCTACGCGTTCAACAATCCCCGTAATGCCGGCATCGAAATGGTCAACTGCGCCACCGGCAATGTTGACCGGATAATCCCGGCCGGCGAGGGAATCCCGGTGCAGGTTGTCGACGGCATCACGTTCTGGATTGCCTTGGCCGGCGTCGGGCTGCTTTGTTCTGACGGCTCGCAGATTGCGCTGCCCAACTGCCAAGGCGTGGTCAATTTTGGCGGCGAGATCATCTCATCCTCCGGCAACAAGCTCGTGCGGATCCGGAACGGTGCGGCCGTGGGAATTGCATCCTTACCCTGCGAAAAAATCATGCGGCTTTGTGTATGGGATGATCATCTTTTCGTGGCCGGGGCATGCCCCGATTCGCTATGGGTGGCCGGCGCCGACCTGGCATTTACGGCGTTGGCCAGTTTCGGGGATTCGGTCGAGGTGGGCGGCAGTGTTTTCCGGACCTTCGTCTCCGGGTGCGGGGCCGTTTGTTATTTCGGGTGCGCGCAAAACGGGAACGCGGGGGAACTTTACGAAGTTTTAAAAATATGACGCGGCGGACGCAATGAATCACACACAACCTGTTGCGAAATAAAAGGATTATCACGCGCCGCCGCGCCCACTTTAAAGATCGGACTGATCCGACAGATCGGACGGATAATGCATGCATGCCGCAATTAAAACCCTGGAAGATACGCTCCTGATCCGCCGCCTGCAGGCGCGCCAGTTGGGCCTGCCCAGCGTGGGCCTGGAACACTCGAAATGGAATGACGAGCGCCTGGCGGCCATCCACGAGGATATTGCCAGCCTGGAGCGGGGGCTGCGGCTGCTGGAAGCAGCCAGAGATCAGAAGTCAGAGGTCAGCGGTCAGCAGAAGTCTTGCGGCTGTGCCGCTCCGACAATCATAAATCAAAAATCGCAAATCGCAAATTCTCATGAAGGAGCGTCATGTTCGATTTGAGTACGGTTGCCGTCACGGTTTCGATCTCGTCCGCAATCCAATACGGGTTTTATTTATTCCTGCGCCGGCCGCTTGATCGGGTGGACAAACTGGAGACAAAAATATCAGAGACGATTGACGGGAAAATATCCAGTTTGGAAGCCGGTCAGAAATCGGAGGGCGAGAAACGCAAAGTCATTTATGAGCGCATGGAAAAGATCGAACTGAACTACCGGCAAAATACGGACTGCATCCGGATACACCAGGATATCGTCAGGATGCACGAGCAATCCTTGGATTCGGTTGTACGAATCGAACGCGTCTCCACCGAGGCAAAAACACTGGTTAAACGAATGGATGAAATCGCGGTCGAGCAAATATCGCTTGGAAAGGACATGGCGGATTTATCCGCCAGGATGGAGGAGCGGAAATGAAGACTCCGGAAGAATTGGCCAACCAGCGCGAGATCGACCAGGACATTCTCTACTACGTGCGCCAGATGCAGACCATGGCGCAGATCCTGCCGGGCAGCATCCATTCCTTTTTGACCATAACCCGCCGCCGGCGCATGACGATGAAGGATGTCCAGGACCGCATCGATTATTTAGTGAGCGCCAGATACCTGCAGGAGGAAAAGGAATGGGGCGGCCTGCCCGGCGTAGCCTCTGAGGCGCAGACGGGGGAATACGGGCACTACCGGATCACGGCCACTGGCATGGATGTATTGGATGGCGCGATCCCGCCGCGGGGATGGAAAAGCACGTAGATAAAAGCCCGGCGTCGTCAAGGCACTATGCCGCGGCGATTTTGCCAGGCAAAATCGGAGGTCTTAAAATGCAGACGATTGGTAAAATGGAAGACGGGCGGATGATCGTGGTGGTGACGGATGGCGAGGCCGGCATATTGGAGCTGGTCAGAAAAATGATTGACGCGCGATTTGCCGATGTGGTGATTGCGGCCACGGCGTCGCCGACATTGCTTCCGGCCGCTAAACTATTAAAACCGGCGAAGATCGCGGCGCGTAGCGCCCCTCCCACAAAAGCGAAGGCGAAAAAGCAAAAGAGGCTGTGCGCCTGGTGCGGCAAGCCTATGCCGGCGAACGCGTCGCCGTTGGCCAAGACGCACAAGGGCGAATGCAACAAACTTTATATTCGGAAGACGCAGCGGGAAAGCTGGAGAAAAAAACATGGGGTTAAAAAGCCTCGTTTGAATCTTGAGGAACCGGCCCCCTGCTTCGCCCAAGGGGCTACGCAGGGCACAGCGCGGGCGCTTTCCGTTAATCCGGCGGATCCGCTGTTGACGGATGCGGAACGGGAAGCGGCGAAGGCGGCGCGGCTGAAGGTGATCGCGGCCTCGGCTCAGAAGCACGCGGACGATTAAACATCGGACGGATCTGACGGATTGGACGGATTTTGCAATGTCAAAAGCCAGCATATTGCGGCAGCTTTCGGACGAGGATCTCGAGGCGGTGCACCACCTGATCCGGCGCGATGCCTATGCCGATCTCGCGATCGCCAAGCAAACAGAGGTCAGAGGTCAGAGGTCAGATAAAATATTCAGCCTCGGGCCGACGGACAAGGCCAGAGAAATGACGATCGCGCGCTACCGGCAGTCGCCGCAATACAAAAAATGGCTGACCGCCTGGGAAAACCGGGACGCCGAATTGCGCAAGGCCATCGAGACGCAAAAACAGCGTTTCGAACTGATTTCAACCCTGGTTCGAACCGGCGAAACCGATGGGTTCGAAACCGTTTCAAAATCACTCCAGGCCCGCCTGCTGACCCTGGCCGCTGAGGCCGACGATGCGACGCTCAAGGATGCGGCCAAAGGCAAGGGCTGGGTCTGCGAGATCCTGCGCCTGGCGCAGGCCGACGTGCGCGATAGTTACCGGCGCAAGGTGGAAGAGTTGAAGGCGGAAATCCAGCGGATGCTGACCGCGAAGCCTGGTGAACGCAAGGTGGACACCAAGGCCGTCATCGAAAAGGTCGATGAAATCATGGGGTTGAAAAAGTGAGCGTACTCGAACAGATGGATAGGGTTGACCGGAAATATTTCCTCGATTATCAAGTCGCGGATATTACGGACGAAGCGCGCCTGCGCATCATCGAAAAATCCATTCGCATCGGCATAACCTTCGGGCGCGCCATGCGCGCGGTGCGCCGGCGCATGCTGGGCCTGGGGAATTACCTGCACACCTCCGTGAATGAACGCGTGGCTATGAGTTTTGCGCGCGACTGTAAAACGTTCTGCAAAATATATGATGTGGTTGGGGCTTCGGATATCAAAGAGTCCGATGTCTGGAACGAAGCCGAGAACCGGCGCGAGACGGCGCTGGAAATCGAATTTAAGCGGCAAAAGAATTCGATCAAAATATTTTCGTCTAATCCCGAAGCGATCCGCGGCGAGGGCGGCGAGGTCGGCATCGACGAACATTCTTCGCATAAGCGTCCGGACGATCTGCTCCAGGCCGCCGGCGGGCGCGCCATGTGGGGTTATCCGCTCACGATCTGGAGTTCGCACAAGGGCGTCAACAACGCGTTCAATCGTAAAATAAAAGAGGAACGCGCGCTTGGCGATAAATCCCGGTGGGCCATCAAGACCATCACTCTTTTCGACGCGCTCGATCAGGGGCTCCTGGAAAAGATCAACGAGATCAGCGGAACCCATATGATCCGCGAGGAATTTCTGCTCGACACCAAGGCCATGGTGGGCGGCGAGGATGCGTTTGCCGAGGAATGCCTTTGCCAGCCGCGCGCCAGCGGTAACCAGGCAATCAAGTGGCAGTATATCGATGCCGCCAAACGCAGTTATTATCTGCTTCGCAAACACCTGGAAGGCGACGAGGCGTTTGACATTGCCAATTGGATCGCGCCGCTGGTCCTTCCGTTGCGCGCCATGAAAAAATGCGCTCTCGGGTATGACGTGGCGCGCACGGGACATCTTTCGGCGGTGCCGATTATCGGGAATGACGGCACTGCCTGGAAATTACTGGCGCTCCTCACCATGCATAACCGCGCGTTCCGTCAGCAGACGGCAGCTGTTGCCGCGATTATGCGAGCGGTTCCCAATATGATTGGCGGCGGCGATGCCACCGGATTAGGCATGCAGACCTGCGAGGATCTGACCAAGCTTTTTGGCTTCTATCGCTTCGTCGGCATCAATTTCTCATCCGCCAAGCGCGAGCTCGGCACGCAGATGGTCAAGGTCTTCGAGGATGGCCGGATACAGCTGCCCGATGCGCGCGAACATGAGGACATCCAATTCGACCTGGCCGCCATTCAGACCGATGCGCCGACAATCGGCGTGGCGCGTTTTATAGAGACCGCAAATCCGGTTAACAAAATGAGCCACTGCGATATTGCCTGGGGACTCGGCATGGCGTTGACGGTGGGCAAAGACCACGGCCCCTTCGCCTGGACAAGTATATCCGGATCCCAACTTGCCCGTGGAAGTTTCGGCGACGCAGGGACGGCCGGAGGATCCCGGGAATTGCGTAACCGCCACTTTAATAATCGTCAATGCGCCCTGGTCTAATCATGCAATCGAAAATCAAAAATCGAAAATCCGGTCCGTCTGGTTCCGCGCCGACCGTCGGCGCGGAAAGGGTCCGCGCCTACATCCGCTCCCGCTTCAATCCCATCCGGTCCCTGACCCCGGAATTGCTCTCCCAATATCTCGACGCCTTCAAAACCGGCTACCTGCGCCAATGCGCCCTGGTCTGGGATGCGATCGAGGAACGCGATGATACCCTTGCCGGCGTCATCGCCAAACGCAAGGCCGCCGCCGCGCGACATGGCTGGGAAATTGTCACCCTGGATTCCGTCCCCGAGGCCCAGAAGACCGAGGCCGAAACCCACAAGGAAGCCCTCGAAAACTTTTACAACAACCTTACCGTCGTTTCCGCCATTGACGAAAACGAGCGCGGGGAGGTTTCGCTTCTGCTCCGGCAAATGATGGATGCCGTCGGCAAGAAATATGCCGTGCATGAGATCATCTGGCGTCCGACGGATCAGTCCGATCCGTCCGATCGGTCTGATGCCACCGGCGCTCGCCGGGCGGGACTCACCGCCGAACTCCGCTTCGTGCCCCTCTGGTTCTTTGAGCACATCACCGGCCGCCTGCGGTACCTGCAAACCGAAGGCGCGCTTGAAGGCGTCGACATGGCGGATGACGCCTGGCTGGTTTCCGTCGCCCAGGGACTTATGCCGGCCTGCTCCGTGGCCTACATCTACAAAACCATGTCGCTCAAGGACTGGGTGATTTACAACGAGCGCCATGGTATGCCGGGGATCCACGGCAAGACCGATGCCGCCCAGGATTCCGACGAATGGAATGCCCTGGTTACGGCCGTCCAGAATTTCGCCGCTGACTGGGCGCTTGTCACCAACTCCGGCGCCACAATCGAGAAGGTTGATATGGCCACCACCGGCCAGCTCCCTTATCCGCCCCTGGTCGAGCGCATGGACCGCGCCATGGCCGCCCTCTGGCGTGGCGCGGATCTCTCCACCATCAGCGGCGTCAAATCCGATGCAGGCCAGGGCGCCAGTCTCCAGGGCGATGAATCCGAGATCCTCGAACAAGACGATGCCCAGTGGCTTTCCGAGACGTTATCACGTCAGCTCGATAAACGCGTCATCGAATATGTTTTTGGCGAGGGAACAAAACCTCTGGCCTACATCAAAATAAAAACTTCGCAGAAAAAGAACATCGCCCAGGAGCTCCTGGTGGATACCTTCCTGCGCGATTCCGGCGCGCCGCTTGGCGTTGATAGCGTCCTCGAACGCTACGGCCGCCCCACGCCCGACGCCGATGACCAATTGCTTGTTTCACCCATGCTTCCAGCCGGCGGCGCGCAAAACCCGGCCGTCCCGCTTCGTCTCGGGACGGCAACTCCTGCGCAGGCGGCCCACCTGTCCGGCCAAGGCCGGACGCCCGCCGGCCTTGTTTCAAATTCGGCGGATCGGTCCGATCTGTCTGATCAGTCCGGGCCGTCGTCTGGCGTCAGTCGTCCGGCGTCCGTCAGCGAGGCCGTCGCCGCCACGCTGGGCGTGCGCTCCGAATGGCTGGCCCCATTCTTTGCCCAGCTCGAGGCCAAGGCCCAGGACAAAACCCTGACCGATGCCGAACTCTTGGCCGCCATTGAAAACATGGCCAAGTCGCTCCCGGAGCTGCTGACTGAAAGCCACGTCCAGGATGTAGCCGCTGTTGTCCAGAAAACTTTAACCGCCGGTCTCGTTTCCGGCCTTACAACCCAAAACAAAGGAAATTAAAACCATGAAAAAATCATCTTTCACCGTCCGTCGTCTGTCGTCCGTCGTCTGTCTTCTCCTGCTGTCGTCTGGCGTCTGTCGTCCGTCGTCGGCCGCATCCTTCGCGGGCTCCGACACCTTCGTCGTCACTAATGCCGCGACCGCCGTCATCCTGGGAACCAATGCGCCGACTTCCGGCGGGGCGGCTGTTGCCTGGCATCCCGCCGGCATCCTGGCCAACTTCCGCGATTCACCCACCGGCGCGGTCCTGGTCGTCCAGCATATCCGCGCCGGCGTGGTCAACCGCAACGTGAATGCGACCAACACGATCGCCGTGACCAATACGCTCTACACCACCAACGCCACCGGCGCCGTCAGCGCCATCGTCTGGGATCCAACCGGAGTTTATACCGTCAATCCGACCAACGACTCGCTGCGGATCACGACCAGCAGCACGAATGCTGAGATTATTTTAAACAAGGAAATCCAGCGATAATTCTGTAACCGTTGAACCGTGAACCTCAAAACTGTGAACCAAATATAATCGAGGCCCCCATGCCAACGAAGAACGAAGAACAAAGAACGACGAACGCTATCGAAAATCTCGACTGCCTGTCGAATGAATTTTCGCTGGAGAAGGACTGGCTCCGGATTCCCTACGGGGAACATCCTCTTGCCCGCCGCATCCAGCGTCTCACGCGCCAGTCGGCCGAGACAATGGTCGCGAATTTTAAGAGTTTCAGCGGGCGCCTGGGCCGTTTCTTTGGCGGCAATCCAATCTATATCGGTCACCCCGACGATCCCACCCTGGCAAATCAGTTTCCCGACAAAAAAGCCTACGGCTGGATCATGGATATGGAAGCCCGTGAAGACGGTTTGTATCTCAAGCCGAAGTGGAGCGCCGCCGGCGAGGAGCTCCTGGCCAATGCCCACTACAAATGGTTCAGCCCCTACTGGGGTTGCCGCCCCATCCCCGCTTCCGGATCCGGTTTAGTGGAGCCTGTCCGCCTGGTCTCTCTTGGCCTTACCAACAGCCCCAATATCCAGGGCCTTCTGCCCCTGGCAAATGAAGATATATCGGATCAGCCTGATCCGTCCGATCCGTCCAATCCGTCCGCAATAAACAACGCAACGAAAGGAGTATCGAAACCCATGAAGGAAGCCCTCATCAAACTGCTCAACCTGGCCAATGAGGCCACGGATGAGCAAATTTTATCCGCCATAGCCCAAAAGGCGACGGCGGACCAGGCCGCCGTCACGGCCCTGGCCAATGCCAAGGCCGCTACAACCGCCCTGGAAACCACGCTGGCCAACGAGAAAACCGCGCGGGCCGCCAAGGAAACTGAGCTGACTCTGCAAATCAGCAATCAGCAATCCGAAATCAGTGCGCAAAAGAAAGCGCGCATCGAGCTCGTTTTAGCCAACGCGCTGGCCGCCGGCAAGATCACGCCCGCCCAGAAGTCCCAATGGGCCGCCGATTTGGAAAAGGATCTCGACGGAAAACTCGTCGAGCTCTCCAACGCCAAGCCGGTCATGAACACGGACTCCAAAACAAAAAACCTCGGCGCCCGGAATTCGAACACCGTCGCCAACCGCGACGCGTCCACCCGGCGCGACAAGGTCTTCATGCTCGTCAATGAGCGCATCACCAAAACCGGCGAAGACTACGAGTCCGCCTTCGCCAACATCAGAAAGGAGAACTCCGCTCTCTTCGACGAGATGCAACAGCCTGGTAAAAAATAAAGTCGGCAATCCGTCTGACTTGCCCTGCATAGCTCCCGGAACGACGCAGGGTCTGTCCAATCCGTCCGATCAGTCCCATAACCATTAACCGAAAGGTAAAAGCTATGTTCCGTTATCTCATTCATAAACTGGCAAAGGCGCTCGCGTGCCGTGGCCTCGTCTGCCTTAGCAATATCGCCGAAGGCGTCCACGGCGATGGCTGCATCACCAAGAAGGTTGATGCCGTCCAGGCCCTGCGCCATGCACTTGTGATGTTCGGCTCCGATGCCGATCACGTCGCCGTGACGACCGCCGATACGGATATCCCGCTGGGGGTCTGCGACGACGAAGCCGCCGCGATCGAGGATAATATCAATGTCCAGGTCCTCGGTCAGAAGTCCGGCACGATTCTGGTCCGCGCCCATGCCGCGATCGGTATTGGCGCCTTTGTCGTTCCCGCCGCCGCCGGCCGCGCCCAGACCATTGTCGGCCTGTCCAGCGTCACGACCTATATCGTCGGCATTGCCCTGAATGCCGCCTCGAACCAGGACGACCTGGTCGAAATCGCCCACTGCGTTCCCGTCCAGCGCGTGATCGCCTGATAAACATCTGTCGGATCAGTCAGATCCGTCCGATAAGTCAGATCCATTAAACCTCAAAAAGAAAGAAAGGCAACCATGAAACATGTGTTAGTATCAAACGCCGCTATTGGCTTCCGCCGCGATGACGGCAATCTCGCCCCTGGCGAAATCGTCCTGGCCAACGAGGCCCGCTTCACCGAGCAGTATTACTCGGAACCCCTGACGGCCTTCGGCGTCGGTTTCCGGGATCCTGCCGCCACCGAAGTCGAACTTGAATTCGTCGCGCCGCGCGTGCCCACCGGCCGCCGCTTTGAGTTCAAGAAATCCACCAACGCCGAGGAGTTTTATTCGGAGACCGACGACATCCGCTCCATCGGTGCGGATTTCAAGCGGGTGGAATACACCGGCACGTCGGTCAACGAGAAGACCCATAACAAGGGCCTGACCATGCGCGTGGATCTCGACCAGGTGATTGACCAGCCCAACTGGCGCGAACTGAATACCGGCCGCCTGATCCGCCGGATCTGGCGCAATGACCTGCGCCGCGCCGTTACGGTGCTCGCCGCCGCCGCCAACAACACGGCCAAGACGTGGGACACCACGGCGCTCAAGGATCCTGACCAGGATGTCCTGACGGACCTCGTCGCCGGCGCCGATGTTAGCGGCATTCGGCCCAACCGCCTGCTCTTCGGCGAAACCGCCTGGATGAAGCGCCTGCTCGCCCTGCGGGCCCAGAACCTCAACGGCCAGGGCAACAGCGCCACCATGACGCCCGCCGAACTGGCTGCCTGGCTCGGCGTGGATGAACTGCGCGTCTCCAAGGCGCGCTATGCCAGCTCCGCGACGGCGAAGACCCAGGTTGTCGCCAACCTGGTTCTGATGTTCTACGCCGAATCCGGCCAGAGCCCAGACGAAGCCTCCAACATCAAACGCTTCGTGAGCGCCGTTGAAGGCGGCGGGTTCCTGCGCGTGTACGAGCAGCAGATCTCCGCCAAGTTGGTGGATATCACCGTTGAGCATTACAGTAACATCGTCATCACCAGCAGCGGCAACAGCATCCGCAAGCTGACGATCAGCTAAGGAAACACGTGGAGCGTTGAGCGTAGAGCGTAAAGCGCAAATGCGCCTGGCGCTCTACGCTTTGCTCCCGATAAAATATGTCCGATCCGTCTGATCCATCCAAAACATCAACAGAAAGGCAATGTCATATGTATCAAAAATTCTTAGCGGTCCTCAGCCTCCTGGCGCTCTTCGCCTGGTGTTCGCCCGCCTGGGCGGCCGGCGGCGGCGCCGACTACGGGCGCGGTCCGGAGACCGACCCGGTTGCCTTGGCCGCCGGCGCGATCGGCGATACCCAAGTTGGTTATAACATCAACGCGGCCAAACTGACCACCAACAGTACTCCGCCCAGGTTGAACCTTGTTAACGGCACGAATTTGCCGATCTCGGTGACAAAGCAAACCGGCGCGGTGACGGCGACTGCCGTTGTCACGCCACAAACTCCGAGTGCGGTGACTCCGACGATCACTGTTACGGCTCAACGGCCAGGCGCGCAGACGCCTACGATTACAGTGACCCCGCAGGCGCCCGCAACGGTGACGCCTACGATCACGGTGACAAAGGAAACAGGCGCAGTAACAGCAAGCGGTGCGAACAATCTGGTGACGCCTACAGCGACAATTACGCCGCAAGCACCCGGAGCGGTCACGCCGACCATAACGGTTACGCCGCAGACTCCCGGAGTGCAGACGCCAACGATCACGGTGACGTTGTATGCTACAACGATCTATGATTCGACAGGTGCGGCCTGTACTAATGCTACTGGCGAGATTGCGGCAGTGGTAACAGGGGTGACGGCGACCTGTTCTGCATTACCTGACTTTGCCACAAACTCTACGGCATCGAGTTCTACGTTGCCAGTGTTTATGACTAACGCCACTTGCGCTATTTCGCCGGATTTAGCGAGCAACTCTGTGGTTGCGGTGTCTGTTATTGGCGGTGGGGCTGTTATGACGAACTCAACAGCTGTGTGTTCGACTCTACCAGACTTCGCCACCAACGCAACAGCAGTCAGCTCTGCGTTGCTCGATTACCCGACCAATGCCACGGCGACCTGTTCAACTTTGCCGGATTTTGCGACAAATGCGACGGCGGCAATAACGGTTATTGGCGGCGGTTTGGTGATGACCAACGCGATTGCGACAAATCCTTAAAACATTCTCATCCTTTCCCTCTCCCCCTCGGGAGAGGGCCGGGGTGAGGGGATGCTGAGAATATGTCCTGGGTTTCCATAACGATCGCCGATCTGAAGGACGCCAAGGTCTCCGCCCTGGTCGAGGCCTGCCGCACGGCCGCGCTGGGCGCCGGCCAGGCGGACCCGGTCCCGAATATCATCGCCAATGTCGCCACCCGGATCCGCGCGGAGATCTCCGGATGTGCCGGCAATGTCCTGGATGTGGATACCGCCAAAATCCCGGCCGACCTGAAGGGCTTGGCCTGCCGGATGATTATGCGCGAGGCTATGAGTCGGTTGCAGCAGCCGCTCACCGAGGACGAGCGCGAGGAACAGCGCAACGACTTGCGCTACCTGGAACGCATCGCCAAGTGCGAGATCCCGGTCGCCAGCACGGATACCCCGGCCGTCTCGGAAGTCCAGCACGGCCTGGCTATCCAGCAGGCCAGCACCCCAACCCGCAACGCAACCAGGGAAAAATTGGCGGGACTATGAAAACAGGTAAAAAAAATCGGCGATCCGTCCGATCGGTCAGATCCGTCCGATTCGCCGGGGCGGTCCTCTTCGCTTTTCTGTTTTCCGTTTCCTGTTTCGCCCTCGAGCCCGCGTCGCTCTCCATCATCAGCCTCCGCGAAGAGGCTGTGGCCAATGCCTCTGAAGCCGATTTCTACAGCGGCGCGCCGCTCCTGTTGACCAATTGCATCGCCTATTCCGGCTCGACCACCAACAGCGCGCCGCAAAACCTGAGCAATCTGACCGTCGTCATCAAACTGGGCGTGGTGACCAATAACATCGCCTATACCGGCACAGTCGCCAACGCCACCAGCGGGACCTGGTGGGTGCGCATCGCTTCCGTCCCCAGCAACTGGGAATCGCCTAAGCTTTTCCTGCAACTCACGAATTCGACCGGCGATTGCCGGTTCGGGTACCCGTTCAAAAATTTAAAGGTGAAAACACCCTTGTGATCGGACTGATCCGTCGAATCCGTCCGGCCAAGGCCGGATCGCGGAAACAAAAATGCCCTTAAACCTCACAGCCCAGCCTAACCCGAGCGCCGTTGCGCACCTGGCGGCGAAGACGCCCGTCGCCTCGATCCTGCGCTCGGCTGAATGGGCCTATGTGCCCGTCGCCCTGAGCGAGCGCGCCCAGCGCTCCGCCGGCGTGGAATCCGTGCGCTTCCTTCAAACCGTCCAGGATAAAGTCATGAAAGTTGTCTCCCTCCAGCGCGAACGCCTGGCTAACGGCAAAGAGGCATTCGTGACCCGCGATAGTTTTATCGCTGACCTGCGCCAGGTTGCCCGTGAGGAGGGCATAGGTGGCCCTGGGCCGGGTCTGTCCTCCGAAGGCCGGCCCACGGCAGGCGCTCTTACCGATGTGCAGTCCTCGGCCCGCCTGGGGCTGATTTACGATATGCAGAGAGAACAAGCCCTGGGCTTCGCCTCCTGGAAGATCGGCCAGGACCGCGATGTCCTCGATGCCTTCCCGGCCCAGGAGTTGATCCGCGTCGAATCCCGCCGCATGCACCGCGACTGGCAATCCCGCTGGATCGCCGCCGGAGGTGAGCTTGTGTCCGGTGGACCGGCCATTGCCGGCGGCCGCATGATCGCCCTCAAGACCGATCCTATCTGGGAAAACATCTCCATTTTCGGCACACCCTGGCCGCCATTCGATTGGGGTTCTGGCATGGGTTTGCGCGATGTCTCCCGCAAGGAGGCCATGCAATTGGGCCTGCTCGAGCCGACCGATCGTATCGAGCCATCTGAAGCCGGCTTTAATTCCGGCCTGGCCGCCGGCGTGGACGTCGCCAATATCGCCGAGCCATTTATCGCCGCTCTGAAAAAGATATTCGGTGCGAAAATTCAAATTCAGGGGAATAAGTTAGCCTGGGCGTGATCCGCGTGATCGGTCGGATCCGACGGATCCGTCTGATCGGTCCACAAAATCGCGTGAAACAAAATGCTTACCATCAACATAACCGAGCCCGCAATGCCGGAGGAATTAAAGACCATCCCGAAATTCCTCGCGAACCCCAGGCCTCTCCTTGCCGCCGGCGGCCGTCAATTAGTCAGCGACCTGCAGGATCATTTTGCGGAACGCAACGACCAGCCCAACAAGAAGGGGTGGCCCAAGAAAAACTTCTGGGCCGGCATCCGCGGCGCCACCGCGCTGGCCGAGGTCTCCGATAATTCCGCCACCGTCTCCATTTCCGATCCGGCCATTAACCAGAAGGTTTATGGCGGAACTATTACGCCCAAGCGCGGGAAGATGTTGGCTATCCCGCTGATCGCCGATGCCTATGTCGCTGGGTCCCCCCGAACACTCCCGATAAATTTCCTTCGCCTTATGGTGGCCCGTTCTGGCGGTGTCTATCTTGTGGAAAACGATTCAACGCGCGCGCCAAAGGGCAGAAATAAGCCCGGCATGTCGTTCGCCGGCCGT